GCGATCGGCCGCCGCGTCGCCGAGTTCGAGAACGCGACGGCCTACCAGCTGCTGAACAGCGGCAATGGGGACGGCCCGACGCTCACCACCGGCAACGCGACGGTGTTCGGCACCGGCGCGGGGCGCGCGAACAAGGCCGGCGCAGGCTCCGCCCTCGACCTGCCGAACCTCGCCATCGGCCGCGCCGCCATCATGCGCCAGCGCACGCTCGACGGGCTGCCCATCTCGATCGGCAGCACCATGCGCCTCCTGGTCGGCCCGAGCCAGGAGCTCGCGGCGCGGCAGCTCACCGTCAGCGTCGCCGCCAACCAGATCGGCAACGCGAACGTCTTCGCGGGCTTCGTGCAGCCGCTGGTCGAGCCGCTGATCCAGAACAACCGCTGGTACCTGTTCTCCGATCCGCTCTCGGCGCCGGTCTACGTCTACGGCTACCTGAACGGGGCGGAGGGACCGCAGGTCACCACCGGCCCGGTCTCGGGCGTCGACGGCGTCGAGGTCAGCGTGATCTTCGACTTCGGCGTCGGCGCCATCGACTGGCGCGGCGCGTGGTTCAATCCGGGGACGTGATCATCTCGACCGCAGGATGGGCACGCCATAGCGCCTGGCGTGCCCGTCATCGGTCACGAAAGTCGCGTTCTCGGCCGCTGCCTGAGCGAGGAGGAGCTGGTCGAACGGGTCGCGATGCCGGTCGGAGGACGGCAGCAGCAGCAGCCGCTCGACATGCCCGGGCGTCAGGTCCAGCAGATCGAACCCGGCGCGCACGCTGTCCTGGATCAGCGCGGAAACGTCGACGTCGAGCTTGCCGATCCGCACCTTGATCGCCGCCTCCCAGAAGGAGACGACGCTGACCAGCACCGTGTTGGCGGGGTCGGCGATCGCCGCGCGGGCCTTGCGCCCGAGCTGATCGTCGCCGGCCGCGAACCACAGCAGCACATGGGTGTCGAGCAGCAGCCTCACGCGGCCGGGCCGCGGCGACGCGGCGGGAAGGGGTCGGCCTCCATCGCGGCCAGGACATCCGGCGGCGTTTCCCGGAAATCCGGCGCCATGCGGATCCGCCCCTTCATGAAGCCGAACGGCCGCGGCGCAGCGGCCGGGCGCTCCACCGGCACCAGGCGGGCCACCGGCTCCCCATGCGAGGTGACCAGCACCGACTGCCCGCGTTGCACGCTCCGCAGGTGTTCGGAAAGCCGGCCGCGCAACTCGCGCACGCTCACCTTGGCTTCGTCAGGCATGCCCCCCTCCGTGACCACATGGAGTGTACACGCGAGGGTCGCCCGCGGCAACGACCCCGCACCCTCGTCTCGCCGCTCTACGCTCTTGAGGAGACCCTCCCCATGCGCAACTGCCTTCGCCCCGACGCGCGCTCCATCCCGATGCTCGTGCCCTACCCGGGCGGCATCCTCGCCGGCCAGGGCCTCCTGGTCGGCGCCTTCTTCGGTGTGGCGGCCTCCGACGCCGCGCAGAACACGCCGGTCGAATGCGAAACCCGCGGCGAGTTCGAACTCCCGAAGGAGCCTGCGTTGGCCATCACCCAGGGCGCGCGCGTGTTCTGGGACAACACCAACCGCCGCATCACCACCACCGCCAGCGGCAACTTCCAGGTCGGGCTGTGCACCGTCGCCGCCGCCGGCGCCGATCCCACCCTGCGCGTCATGCTCGCCCGCGTGCCGGCGGCAGGCGCATGATGCCGCGGCCCGAACGCTTTGCCGCCTGCGTGGCCGAGGTGCTGCGCCACGAGGGCGGCTATGCCGACCTTCCGCGTGACCCGGGCGGCTGCACCAACCGCGGCATCACCCGGCGCACGCTGGAAGGCTGGCGGCGGGAGCCGGTGAGCTGCGAAGACGTCCGCGCGCTGACCGAGGCGGAGGCGCGGGCGATCTACCGTGCGCACTACTGGAACGCCGTGCATGGCGACGAGCTGCCGGCCGGCATCGACCTCGTCGCGTTCGACGCCGCGGTGCTCAGCGGCCGGCGCCGGGCGGCGCTGTGGCTGCAGCAGGCGCTTGGCGTCACGGCTGATGGGGTGATCGGCCCGCGGACGCTGCGCGCAGCGCGCGGCGCGAATGACCGGGCGGCGGTGATCACCCACGCCTGCCGCCTGCGCCTGGACTTCCTGCGCGGGCTCGACACATGGCGCGATTTCGGCCGGGGCTGGAGCCGCCGCTTGGGGGAGGTGCGGGCCGCGGCGCTCGCCATGGCGGGCGCATGACCGCCTTCACCGCGGCCATGGCGGCGCTGCTCGCCGATCCCCATCTCGGCGCGGCGGCGCTCTACCGCCAGGGCGGCAGCGGGCCAGCGGTGCCGGTGCGCGTGCTGCGCTCCTCGCCCGATCGCGTCGCCGGCACCTTCGACACCAGCCTGCTCCAGGCGACCGACGTGCTCGCCGTCGCCATCGCTGCGCTCCCCGACCTCGCCCCCGGCGACAGCTTCGCCCTCGGCGACGAGCTGCTTACCGTCACCCAGGCCGAGCGCGACGCCACCGGCACCGCCTGGCGCGTCCTCTGCCAGCGATAGGACCACCGCCATGCCGCAGAACAGCCCGAGCCTCTGGCTGGTGGCGGTCGAGCTCGCCATGGGCGCCGCCGCCGGCCTCGCCGGGGGCTTCGTCCGCTGGAACCACCCCGAGCGGCGACGCCTCGGCTGGCGCCTGGCCTGGGAGGTGCCGTCGGCCGCGCTGGTCGGCAGCGCCGGCTACGCGCTGGCCGGGTTGCTCGAGTTCAACGAATACGGGCGGTTCCTGTTCGCCTTCGTGTTCGGCTATCTCGGCCAGGCGGCGCTGCACGACCTCGCGGTGGCGATCCTGCGCCACCGCAGCGGCCTGCCGCCGGGCGGGCCTGCACCGTGAGGCTCGCCGCCAGCCTGACCGGCGATCTGCGCCGTCTGCTGGCCGAGGAGGTGCGCGCCGGGGAGCGGGCGGCGATGGCCGCGATCCGCGCCGAGACGGAGCAGGCCAGGCAGGAGCTGCGCCAGCAGGTGATGGCGGCCTTCGGCGGCAACGCGCGCGGGGTGGCGAATGCCTGGCGCGCGCGGGTGTTTCCGACCTCGGGGGAGTCGCTGCGCCCGGCCGGGCTTGTCTGGACCAAGGTGCCGGACGTGATCGACGCCTTCGAGCGCGGCGCGCTGATCCGCCCGAAGGGCGGAGGGAAGTTCCTGGCCATCCCGACCGGCTTCAACCGGCAAGGCAGGCGGCGCGGCGCCAAGGCCCGGGTCAGCCCGCCGCAGATGGTCGCCTCGCGGCAAGGGTTTCTCCGGCCGTTCAAGTCGGGGCGAGGCTTCGTGTGGTGCCTGCCGGTGCGGCAGGGGGAGCGCACGGGGCGCGGCCGCGCGCCGCTGATCGCCGGCGGGCTTGCTCCGGTCGCCAGCTCCCGCCGCAAGGGGGCAGCGGCGTGGCAGCAATCGCTGCTCGCCCAGGGCTTCGTGCCGATGTTCATGCTGCTGCCGCAGGTCAAGCTCGCCAAGCGGTTGGATGTCGCCGGCACCGCCGAGCGCGCGCTGCGACGCCTGCCCAGGCGCTTCGTCGCGGCATGGGAGCGCGAGAGCGGGAGGATCGCCGCATGAGCACGCGCGAGACCGCCATCGCGGCGCTGCACGCCCGGTTGCAGACGGTGCTGGCCCTCCGCAATCCCGCGCCCCTGGTGCTGCGCGGCGAGACCGTGCCGCAGCGCATCCCGCCCGGCGGGATCGTGGTGATCCGCGATGGCGAGACTGTCGAGGAGACGCCGATTCTCTCCCCGCTCTCCTATGCCGTCCGGCATGCGGCCGAGGTCGAGATCATCGTGACCGGGGCGACGCCAGCCGCGCGGGTCGCTCTGCTCGATGCGCTGCTGATGGACGTGGCCGCGGGCATCGCCGCGCACCGCACCCTTGGCGGTGCGGTCGAATGGGCCGAGCCGGGCGCTGCCGACTTCGAGGACGTGACCTTCGAGGGCGCAGCCGCCGCGCGATCGGCGCTGATGCCCGTCTCGCTCTTCTTCACCGTGGCGGCGACGCCGCTGTCCTGACACAGGGAGGTTCCCCATGCCCCGCGCGATCGGCGCCAACTGCCGCGTCCACATGTTCCCGGAGACGGTCTATGGCACCGCGCCCGGCGGCAACTGGCGGCGCATGCCCTTCCTCTCGGTGGACCTCGGCGCCGAGCAGCCGCTGCTCGACAACGCGATCATCGGCGCGGGCAACAACCGCGACGCGGCGGCGCCCTTCCTCGATACCGTCACCGTGCAGGGGCAGGCGGTCGTGCCCGTCGATCAGATCAACATCGGCCACTGGCTGCGGCTGCTGCTCGGCGCTCCGACGACGACCGGCACCTCGCCGAACTTCATCCATACCTTCGGGTCCGGCGCCGCGACGCTGCCCTCGAATGCCATCGAGATCGCCTATCCGGACGTGCCGAGCTTCGAGGTGTGCACAGGCGTCCGGGCGAACAGCCTCGAAATCGACTTCTCGCCGACCGGCCCCGCGACGGCGATCTTCGGCCTGATGGCGCAGGGCAGCGTGCGCGCCGGCACGACCGGCGCCGGCACGCCGACGAGCGCGACCATCACCCTGTTCAACAAGGCGCAGGGGAGCATCCAGCGCAACGCGGCGCCGCTGGCTCAGGTCACGGCCGCGCGGCTGTCCTTCACGAACAACATGGAGGCCGTGCGCACGATCCGCGCCGACCGCCGCATCGAGGGCGTTGATCCGGGCATCTGCCAGGCGACGGGCCAGATCACGGTCCGCTTCGAGAACACGACGCTTCTGACCCAGGCCCAGGACGGCACGGCAGCGGAGTTCGCCCTGGCCTACACGATCAACGCCAACCGCAGCCTGACCTTCACCCTGCACGAGGTCTACCTGGCGCTGGCCAGGACCCCGATCGAGGGGCCGGCCGGGGTGGAGGCGAGCTTCGAGTTCCGCGCGGCATTCAACGCCACCGCCACCCGCATGATGACCGTGGCGCTCAGGAACGATCAGGCCGGCACGGTCTATTCGTGAGGATCACGTCTCGCCAAACATGCCACACAGCGCGTCCTGCGGATCGCGGGCCCCGTGCAGCACCCGCAGGATCCGTGGCGGCGTCGCCGTCGCCCGATAGACGATCACAAACTGGAAATCCGGCACGACGAGGAAACGCACATCCTCGGGCGCCAAGGCAGGGCGCCTGACGCCCATCTGCGGATAGGTCCCGATGCGAAGGGCGGCGGCCACGACCTGCTCGCGAAGCCGCCGCGCCGCTGCCGGATTGTCGTCGGCAATGAACGCCGCTGCTTCGGCGAGGTCGCGACGTGCCTGGGCCGACAGGATGGCCGGGCGTGGGGGCGCCGAGCTCAGCGGGCGTGCTTCCGAGCCCGCTTGGCTTCCGCCTCGGCGATGATCGCGTCCATTTCGCCGGCGACCTGCTCGACCTCGAACCAGCCCGTCTCGTCAGCCTCGCGCTCCGCGGCTTCGAGCATGCGCGTGAAAGCCGCGCGCCTCTCCTCCTGGTGCTGCAGCAATCGCAACGCCGCGCGCATGACCTCGCTCACACTGCCATAGCGCCCAGAGGCCACGCAGCGCTCCGCAAAGCCTTCGAGCTCGGGCGTCAGGCTGACATTCGGCATTCCGTCCTCGTGCTCGTGCCATGTCAGACTTTGACATGGCGGGGGTGCATTTCAAGTCCGGAGACCTCCTATGCTCACCCTCGACCTCCCGACCGAGCCGTACTGGATCGACCTCGCGCGCGGCGTGCGGGTCGAGATCAGGCCCGTGGACACCGCCATCATGGCGGCGGCCCAGGCCGCGGCGGCACGCCGCCTCGGCGCCATGCGCGCCGCCGATCCCGATCTCGATCCCGACCTCGCGCGCGGGCTCGCCTTCGCGCTGCTCTGCAAGGGCCTCGCCCGGCACGCCATCACCGCCTGGGAGGGCGTCGGCGACGCGGCCGGCAAGCCGCTGCCTCTCACGCCCGAGGCGGCCGAGCGACTGATGGACCTCGACGACATGGCCTCCTCCTTCTGGGACGCGATTTCCCGTCCGCTGGCGGCGGTGGCGTCCGAGGGAAACGGCTGAGGGGCCGCGCCGAATGGCATTTCGGCGTTGGCCCGGAATACTGCCGTGGCTGCGCTGGCTTGCAACGCGACTGCGGCATCCAATGCCCGTACGCCGTCCACGCCCCCGCCAGTGCCGAAGCCGCCGCCGTCTGGCGGGCGGGAACGGCGGCGGCGAGGATCGGGCCGGCGGGGCTCGAGGTCGATGTGGCCGGCGCCGTCGCGCTGGCCGCGGCGGCCGGTGTCACCGGATGGGCGGCGGCCGAGATGATCGCGGCGTTCCGCGAGGGCGTGGACCTGGGGCAGGCGGCCCGGCGCAGCCGCGCCCCGGCGGCGGATGGAGGCGGCGAGAATGGCTGACGCCACCCGGCGCGTCTCCGTCCGGCTGTCGCTCGATGACGGCGCGCGCGTCAAGCAGGGCATGCGCGAGATCGGCGAGGCCGGCGACCGCGAGCTCAAGCGCATCAAGGACGGGGCCGATCGCGCCTCGCAGTCCCTGCGGCTTCTCGATGCGGCGACGCGCGCGCTCTCCTTCCTCGGCGTGGCGGCCGGTCTGCGCGCGCTGGTCACGGCCGGCGATCAGCTTGCCGCGTCCATGGGTCGGCTCACGAACGCACTCGGCAGCGTCGAGCGGGCCGGCGAGGTCTATGAGGCCCTCTACAGGGACGCCTTGCAGACCGGCGTGGCGGTGCGCGAGAGCGCCGAAACCTTCAGCCGCTTCTCCATCGCGGCGCGCGAGATCGGCGCGACTGCGGAAGAGGTGCTCCGGCTCGTCACCGGCCTGCAACGGCTTGCGATCTCCTCCGGCGCCAGCACGCAGGAAATCCAGGGCAGCACGCAGCAGCTCGCGCAGGCGCTCGCCTCCGGCGTCCTGCAAGGCGACGAGCTTCGCAGCATCCTCGAAGGGATGCCCCGCCTTGCCCAGGGTCTCGCGCGCGAGCTCGGCGTCTCCATCGGCGAGCTTCGCAAGATGGGGAGCGAGGGCAAGCTCACCGCCGATACGGTGTTCCCGGCGCTGCTTCGCGCGGTCGAGCGCGTCAACGGGGAGTTCGACCGCGCGCCGCTTTCGGTCGGACGCGCCTTCGGGCAGTGGCGGCCGCGGCCGACCAGTGCCTCGCGCGACTGGATCAGGCGATCGGCCTGTCGAGCCGTCTCGCGCAAGGGCTTTCGGCCGGGGCGTGGGCGCTCGACACCGTGCGGCGCGGGGCGGGGCTGATGACAGAGAGCGAGCGCGTCGCCGACATGCGCGCGCAGCGCGACGCCATCGCGGCCGAAATCCGGCGCCTGGAGCAGGAGGCCGAGCGCCCGCCGCCGCGACGCGGCACGATCCGTCGCGGGCTGACGGGCATCGCGGAGCGCCAGGCCGGCGTCGATCGCGCGCGCCGTCTCGAGGAGCTTCGCCAGCAATACCGCGAACTGAACGAGGAGATCGAGCGCCAGGAGCGGGAGGCCGCCGAGCGCTCCGAGGCCGAGCGGGAGGCGGCGGCGCAGCGCGCGGCCGAGGCGCGTCGTCGTCGAGCAGAGCAGGATGTCACGGAGCTTCGCCGGAAGCTCGAAGCCGAGTTCCGCATCCAGGAGGAGTTCGAGGAACGCATCCGTCGCCTGCGCGAAGCCGAAAGCTCAGGCGCCATCGACGCGGCGGAGCGGCAGCGTCTGGAAGCCCTGGCGACGCGCGAGCGCGACGAGGCCCTGCGCCGCCTGGAAGGCTCCGTCCGTCGCGTCACGGCGGCGCAGCGCGAGAACCGCGACGCCGAGCGCGAGACGAACGACATCCTGCGCGAGCGCGAGCGGCTGATCCAGAACAACGAGGACGCGCAGGAGCGCTACGCCCGCCGCATGGAAAACCTCGGTCGGCTCGTCGAGCGCGTCGAAAGCATCGGGTTTCCGATCCCGGACGAGACGATCTCTCGCGAGGCCCAGGCCGCGCTGGACGAGCTTGAGCGTGCGCAGAACCGCCTGACCGACGCCACCAGCCGGACTTCGGACACGGCCCGCGAACTCGGCCTGACCTTCTCGTCGGCCTTCGAGGACGCGGTGATCCGCGGGAAGAAGTTCTCCGACATCCTCAAGGGGATCGGCCAGGACATCGCGCGCATCATCGCGCGCCGGACGATCACGGAGCCGCTCGGCAATGCGCTGAACGGCGTTCTGTCGGGCTTGTCCTTCGGGAACGTGTTCAGCGGCATCGGCTCCTGGCTCGGCGGCCTCTTCCGCGCCGAGGGCGGGCCGATCGCCGCCGGGCAGCCCTACATCGTGGGCGAGCGCGGGCCGGAATGGTTCGTGCCGAAGCAGGCAGGCGCCGTCCTGCCGAACGGCACTTCGCCCGGCGGCACCACGATCAACACCAGCATCGCCATCGACGCCCGCGGCGCGGATGCCGGCGTCGAGGCGCGGCTGCGGATCATGGGGGCGCAGATCGCCCGGCAGGCTTCGGCGATGACGCTGGACGCCATCCGCCGCGGCGGCGCGGCCTACGAGACGGTGCGCGGATGACGGAATACGCCTGGCCCGCCGAGCTTCGCCCTTCCCGGCAGGTCTTCTATCTCCAACCCAACACCCTGCGCTTCGTCTCGCCGATCACCCGGCAGACCCAGGTGCTGCGGCGCGAAGGCGCCCGGTGGATCGCCGACCTCACCTTCGACCCGCTCAACGCCCGGCTGGCCGGCGTGCTGGAAGGGCTGCTCGCGGCCCTGGCTGGCTCCGTCAATACGGTCCGGCTGCGCGACTTCCGGCGGGAGTTCCGCACGGGCGATCCGCGCAGCCAGGGCGACGTGCCGACCGGCCCCTACAGCTTCACCGACAACACGATCTTCACGGACAATACCGGCCTGGTCGTCGGGTCCGGCAATCCTTCGCTCGCGGCCGGAGCGCCGCGCGGCGCGCTGCAAATCATCACGCAAGGCTGGTGGCCGAACGCGATTGCCGTGGGGGCGGGCGACTGCATCGGCCTCGGCGGGCGGCTCTACATGGCGACGGAGCGCATCGTCGCCTCGGGTGCGGGCACGGCGACCATCCCCATCGCGCCGCCGCTGCGCGCCGCCGCACCCATCGGCGAGGCGCTGGTCTTCAACAACGTGACCACCCCCATGCGCCTCGTCTCTGACGACGAGAGCGTCAACCCGACGCGCCCGGGCCGCTTCACCGCGATCTCCTGCCGCTTCGAGGAGGCCCTGTGACCGATCCGGCCATTCGCGCCACGCCCCGGCTTACCGATCAGGCGGCTTCCGCCGCCACGGCCCCGGTCGCCGCGCCGGTCATCCTGTGCGATCTCGACTTCGCCTCCGGCCCCTTCCGGGTCTGGACGGGTCTCGGGCAGCTCTCCTGGGCCGGCCGCGTGTTCGAAGGCATCGGGAACCTCGGCGTCATGAGCGACGTGGAGGAGACGGTCGAGCTGCGCGCCGTGCGCCTGACGCTCTCGCTCTCGCCCGTCCCGCAGTCGGTCATCGACATCGCTCTCTCCGAGCGCTCCTACCGGCTGCGGAGCGCGCGGCTGTGGCTCGCCCTGCTCGACGAGGCGGGCGGCTTCGTCGCCGACCCTTTCCCGCTCTGGGCGGGCATCATGGACACCATGGAGGTCGTGGACGGCGCGGAGCCGCGCGTCACGCTCTCCTGCGAAAGCCGCCTCGTCGATCTCGAACGCGCCGAGGTGCGCCGCTACACCGACGCCGACCAGCAGGCCGAATACCCGGGCGACCGCTTCTTCGAGTACGTGCCGGCCCTGCAGGACGCCGAGATCAGGCTGCCGCGCCGGTGAAGCGGCTCCCCGACTGGCCGACCCGGCTCGCTGCGGTGCTGCGGGAGGCCGAGCATCGCCCCTTCGACGACGCGCGCTGGAACTGCGGACGCTTCGTGCTCGCCTGCGTCGAGGCCATGACCGGGCAACGCCCCTCCTGGCGCGCAGCGCCCAGCCTCGAAGCGATGGCGGCCAGCGCGGGCTTCCCGCCCATCGCGCCGGCCCTCGCGCGGCCGGGCGACGCGGTGATGGCGCCCGATCCCGATCGGCTCGGCATCGTGGTCGCGGCTGGCCGCGCCGCCTTCGTCGGGCCGCGCGGCCTCCTGCACATCCCCGCCGCCTCCTGCGCGGCGGCCTGGAGGATCGGCTGACGGCACCCTCGCGGCAGCGCGGCCGGCCGGATGTTCCAACCCCAGCGGCGCCTTCGGTCGCGATGCCGCGAGGAGCCCTCATGCCCGCCGCCATCCCCATCGTCGCGGTGATCGCTGGCGCGGTCGGCTCGGCCGCGGTCGGCGGCGGCGTCATCGGCGCCCTGGTCGGCGCGGGCGCCGCCATCGCCGTCTCCGTCATCGGCGGCGCCATCTTCTCCTCGCCGCGCGCCGCCAGCAGCGCGAACTTCAACGACACGAGCGGCGGGACTACCAGCACCGCCGTCGAGGCCCAGACCCGCACGCAGTCCTTCCGGCAGGCGATCACCGAGCACCAGATCGTCTTCGGGTGCGCGAAGGTCAGCGGCCCCATCGTCTTCATCCACAGCGCCACCGACGATGAGGGGCGGGAGGACGGCTACTTCCATGCCGTGGTCGTCCTGGCGGGGCACCGCGTCCGTTCCATCGGCGAGGTGTTCCTCGCGGACAAGTCCGAGGCCGATCCTGTGTTCAGCGGGCTGGTCCGGATCGACCGTCATCTGGGCGACCCCGATCAGGCGGCGAACGCGAACCTTGTCGCCGAGACGGGCGGGAAGTGGACCGCCGATCACCGCGGGCGCGGCCGGGCCTACATCGCCGTCCGGCTCAAGATGCGCCCCGAGGCCTTTCCTTCCGGGCCGCCGAACATGGCCGCCATCGTCGAGGGGGCCGATACGATCTACGATCCGCGCACCGGCGGCTTCGGCTGGACGGACAACGCCGCGCTCTGCCTCGCATGGTATCTGACCGCGCCCTTCGGCTGGCGGGCGTCCTGGGACGAGATCGACATTCCCTCGGTGATGGCCGCGGCCAACATCTGCGACGAGATCGTCGGGCGTCGCGACGGCACCGCAGAGCGCCGCTACACGGTCAACGGGCGCGTCTCCCTGCGCGAGGGCAAGATCGCCATCACGCGGAAGCTGCTCGCCGCCATGGCGGGCACACTGGTCGTCTCGGGCGGGCGCTTCATCATGCACGCGGGCGCCCCGGCCATCCCCGCCTCCTCCATCACGGCGGGCGATCTGCGCGGCGACGTGAGCGTGATCGGCAGCCGTTCCCGGCGCGATCTCTTCAACGGGGTGCGCGGGGTCTATGTGGACCCTGCGAAGAACTGGCAGCCGACCGACGCGCCGCCGCTGCTGGCCGCGAACTATGTCGCCGAGGACGGGGGCGAGGCCATCTACCGCGATCTCGACTTCGCGCTGACCACATCGCCCGCGACGGCGCAGCGCCTCATGAAGATCGAGCTCGAACGGAACCGCCGCCAGCGGACCGTGAGCATCCAGGCCAATCTATCCGCGCTCCGCTTCCGTCCCTGGGACGCGGTGATGGTCGCCATCGACCGCATCGAGCCCTTCCCCGCGCGGATCACGGGATGGCGCTTCGCGCCGGAGGGCGGCATCGACCTGACGCTCACGGAGGAGGATGCCGCCGTGTGGGAGTGGAACCCGGCGGTCGATGAG